GGTGTTGGCGCAGTATTCTCTGCTCCAGCCGGGCGGGGCGCTGTTGACGAATGCAAACAACGGGACCGGATTTCCCGACTACACGTTGAGCGGGTTCAACATCAACCTCGGCACCGATATTCAGGCGGGCGATCAATTGATCTTCTACGCGCGCATCTCCGGTGCGAATGACGGTCCTGATTCGTTCTTCCTGATCCCGCAGCAGGTGCCCGGCCCCATCGTGGGCGCCGGCATCCCGGGTCTGATCGCGGCGTGTGGGATGATGGTTGCCCTCGCGCGTCGCCGCAAGAAACTCGACGTTGCATAAGTAGCGTCGTGTCATGCGGGCGCGGTCTTGGTTATGCGGATTTCCTTCACTGCGCCCGCATTGCTTCTGACAGGTTTGGGGATTTCCTCAACATCACTCTGTACTACCGGGGCGGCTTTTTCGACATCCGGGTGCTCGATGTCATCACGATCATCGGCGGCGTGTTCTGCGTCGTCTGGTACTACCTCACGCAGGGGCTGGTGAGCGCGCTGAAGGGCGGCATGCTCTATCTGTTCATCGCGCTGTGCGCGCTGTGGTTCTTCCCGTCCAACAAGGAACTGAAGTGAGAGCGCTCGTCGCGGTGTTCATCATCGCCATGCTGACGACTGCGTCAGCGCAGTACCCGCCGCTTCCACAAACGGTGAAGCTACACGACAAAGCCACCAAGGAGCCGCTCGGCACTGCGACGTTCTCGGATAATCGCATTTATTTGCGCGACAAGAACGGTGAGCATTACGCCACCATCGAGATCGCGCCAGACGGCACGCAGAAGATGTATGACCCCAGCGGTAATGTCCTCGATTGGACTGTTGGTACACCCGCGCGGCCCAAGTGAGGAGCTAAAGCCCATGGCGACGATTTCTGTACGACCGGCGGTTATCGCTGCACGCGCATCGATGTCCGGGGCTGTGGACCTTACCGGCGCCCTCGCAATTGTCGGCCTCCTTATGCCGACAGCAAATTGGATAGACGCGATTGTGAGCGTGCAGGGTTCGCCGGACGGCATAACCTTTTTCGATTTGTACGACGGTGTTGCAGCGAAAGAACTGGTCTTCAACGCGAAGGTCGGCTCGCTGGTCATGCTCAATCCGAACCGGATGCGGAGTTGCAAGGCGGTGATCCTGCGTTCAGGCACGCGCGCCGCACCCGTCGTGCAGCCGCAAGCGGCTACGTTTGGCGTGGTTGTCGAAACCTAATACGGAAACATCACCATGCTTTATCAGCAGCGCGCGGCGCCGCCTCCGGGTGGCGAGCCGGACGAATTTGTTCTGTCGGATGGCACGATCGATCGCATGGGCGATGTGGTCGAGCCCGGCGGCTGGCAGCTCGACAAGATCAAGAGCGACCCGCCTGTTCTGTTCAACCATAATCGCGATCATATCGTGGGTCGCTGGACCGATATTCGGGTGAAGGACGGCAAGCTGATCGGCAAGATTGTCTGGGCGAAATCCGACAAGTGGCCGATGGGACAATACATCCGCGATCTCGTTCGTGAGGGCGTACTGCGTACCGTGTCGGTTGGATTCCAGCCGGTCGCACGCGAGCCGCTGACGAAAGAGGCGGACAAGCATCACGGCCCGTTTCGCTTCACCAAGCACGAACTTTTGGAATGTTCGTTGGTGTCGATTCCAGCGAATCCGAATGCCTTGGCGCTCGCCAAGGACTACCCGCGCGATGTCCTCGCCGAAGTCTTCCGCAAGCCAGCAAGTGAAGACCTCGGAGAGCTGCGTGCGGCTCATGCCAAGACAGGCAAATCCCTCGATTCATCGAGAACCAAAATGCAAACGAATACCATTGCAGGAAAGATCGAGGCTGCACAGCAGAACCTCAATATCCTGCGCGACAGTCTGAACGAGTTGGCGGCCAAGGACGAGTTGGATGCCGACGAGAAGAAGCGATATCAGGACGATCTGCCGCAGCAGATCGAGGAAGCGCGGCGCGAGCTCGAGGCGCACCGTCGTGTCGAGCGTTCGCTGGTTGGCGACGACCTTGGGATCACCACGTTCGCGGCTGCGCCAGTTAAGCGCGAGCCCGAAATCATGCCGCCGCTGACCGCTACTGCACCGATCGTGCAGAACGGCGACGGGCGCAAACTATTCGCTGTTCCGAAGAAGAAGGTGGAGCCGGGTGACTATGTCGCGCGTGCTCTCGCTGCCTGGACCAAGGCGCATGTCACCAAAGACCCGATCGACAAGGTCATGCGTGATGGCTATGGCAACGACGAGATGACCAACGTCGTGCTGCGTGCTGCGGTTAATCCCGCGAACACGACGGTCGCGACATGGGCGGCAGAACTGGTGCAGACCAGCAACGTCGACTTTCTCGATCGGTTGATCCCGAACTTTATCTTCCCGCAACTCAAGGCAATGGGACCGAGCTACACGTTCGGAAATAACGGCGTGCTCAAGATTCCGGTGCGTGCGAACACGCCAACACTTGCGGGTGCGTGGACGGCGGAATCCGGTGCCAAACCGGTGAAGAAGGCGAGCTTCAGTACTGTCAGCCTGACGCCCACGAAGTTGTCGGTCATCAGCACTTTTTCGGAAGAGATGGCCACCTACGGAATGCCGTCGATCGAGGGCATCATCCGCCAGGCGATGTCGGACGACACCGGCATTGCGCTCGACAGTTACCTGATCGACAACGTCGCGGCCTCGGCCGGTGTACGTCCTGCCGGTCTGCTCAACGGTGTGACGCCGATCACGGCTTCTGCGGCGACACCGGCAACCGCTGCCATGGTGGCGGATCTCAAGGCACTCGTCGGTGCAATCACTGCGGCGGGTGGCGGCGGCCGAGGGCCGATCGCTGTTCTGATCAATCCGGCGCAGGCGCTTTCGCTGTCCTTCGCACAGACGACGACCGGCGACTTCCTGTTCTCCGATCCGGCCCAGGCGGCGAGCAAGTTCGGTGTTCGGTTCATTGTCTCGGCAACCGTCCCGGCCGCGAAGGTCATCGCTGTCGATGCGGCTGACTTTGCCACGGCTCTCGGCGACGCGCCGCGCTTTGCGGTGTCGACCGAGGCAACACTGCACGAGGAAGACACTACGCCACTGGCGCTCGGTACGGGCGCGCAGGGATCGGGTGTGCTCGCGGTGCCGATGCGGTCGTTGTTCCAGACCGACGCGGTTGCGATTCGCATGTCACTTTACGTCTCGTGGGTCATGAGACGGGCTTCGATGGTTCAGACGATCACAACGGTCAGTTGGTAAATAAGCGACCGGGGTCGCCAATGGCCCCGGTCTTTAAATAGGGAGGCTATCCAATGGCTGATGAAACGCGACAGATCCAGGTTCTGCTCGGCCCGTATCGCGATCACCGCCTGACGGTTTCGGCGGCCGATGCCGATGCTGCGATCAATGCTCACTGGGCGGTTGATCCATTCCACGTCGATGCACCGGATGAGGAGCCGCATCCGCCGCTCACCGATGAAGAGCGGACGGCTGCGTTTGAGGCCGCGCAGACCTGGGCGCAAGCACAGTGGGACGCGGCGCAGGGCGTGGCAGCGGCGAAGGAGCCGCCCGCAGGGCAAGGGCGGGCGAAGAAGCCGGACGAGAAGCGCGACATGGCGCCGGAAGAGCCGGCCGGCAGATACACCACACGTTCGCAGCAGCAGAAGCTCTGATCCATGGGCATGCTCGATACCCTGGCGCGGTGGGTGACGCCGCGCCAGAAAGCCAACCCTGCGGGCGAGCTTAATTATCATCCGGGGCCATACACCGTGAGTGGCGGCATACTGCCAGCGGGCGCGCCATGGAATTTCTGGCAATGCGATATCGACCCGGTGCCGGCCGCAGGCTGTTCGACGGTCGAGGCGTGTGTGTGGGCCTACATCCGCGCTATCGCGCAATTACCCGGCTATCATCGGCGCGAGCTCGAGAACGGCGGCACCGAGACGGTGACGACATCGGCCCTGTCGCGGCTGCTGCGCTCACCAAACGGATATCAGACGCCCAGCGATTTCCTCGTCCACCTCATCCGCTCGCTGCTGTATTGCGGCAACTCTTACTGGATTGCGCAGCGCAACGATCGACAGGAGGTCGAGGCGCTGCACTGGACCGATCCACGTTCCTGCAGCGTGCGCGAGGTGAAGGTCGAGGGCCAGATCTTCGCTGAGATATTTTACGAGATCGGCGACAATCCCTTGATCAATGTATCGAGCCTGGCGCGCAATACGCTGGTTGTGCCGGCTCGTGACGTACTACACATCAAGCTGGACACGCGGCGCAACCCGCTCGTCGGGGAAACCTGGTTATCGGCGCTCTATCCCGAGCTTGCCACCCGTACGGCGATCCAGGGTGCGTCGGCGGCGTTCTCCTCCAATATGAGCCGGCCGAGCGGCGTACTCACCAGCGATCTCAAACTGCAGCAGCCGGATGTCGAAATCCTGCGCGCGCGCTGGAACGAGCACGCCAAGGGAATGAATGCTGGCGGTGTTCCGATTTTGACGCATGGCCTGAAGTTTCAGCCGATCTCGATCTCGAATGAAGACGCGCAGATCGTCGATCAGCTCAAGCTGAATGATCGCACGATCGCAGCCGTGTTCGGCGTGCCGGCGATCCTGCTTGGCATCACCGATACGGCCACGCAGAAAAGCGCCGAGGCGCTGATGACCGAATGGCTCGCCTCGGGCCTTGGCTTCATCATCACCCATATCGAGCAGGCGTTTGATCGGTTCATCGGGCTGGACAAGGTGCCGGCCGGCAGGGAATGGACCGAGCTCGATACGCGCGTGCTCCTGCGCTCGATGTTCACCGAGCGGATGGACGGGCTGACCAAAGCGGTGCAGGGCGGCATTCTCGCGCCAAACGAGGCGCGCGCGCTTGAGGGTTATCGCGCAGTCGAAGACGGCGACGAGCCGCGCGTGCAGCAACAGGTAGTGCCGCTCAGTTTTGCAACGGCGCCTCCTGCACCTCCATCGGCACCGGCCTCCCCCAGTCCTCCGGTGCCGGTGGGGGACCAGACTGATCAGACAGAGCCCAAGCAGTTCGACGATGACGAGCAGGCTCTATTCCTGTCACGCGCATATCGCGATGAGAGACTGCGCCATGCAGCCTAACTGGGCGAAGGTCGTCGGCGAACTGATCGCCGATCATGAACTATCTTATCGCAAGCAGATCGAGCCGCTCGTTGCTCGTATTGCCCAACTAGAGGCGCGGCCGATCCAGAAGGGCGATGCCGGTGAGCCGGGCGCTGCGGGATCACCGGGAGTGCCAGGAGAAGCAGGACCACCTGGGCCGCCTGGACCGAAAGGCGATGCCGGCCTGCAGGGCGAGCGCGGCGAACCGGGCAACGCTGGTCCAGCGGGCGCGGTAGGTCGCGACGGCCGTGACGGCCTACCTGGTGCGGCCGGCAAGCCCGGTGAGAAGGGTGAGCATGGACCGTCTGGCGAGCCTGGGGAGCGCGGCGAGCGCGGCGAGTCTGGAGAACGCGGTGAGCGGGGCGCACCAGGCGTTGACGCCCGCCCGTGGCGCCATCGGCGCACCTATGATCCAGCGCAGACCTATGAAGAGGGCGATACCGTCGCATATGACGGCGGATCATTCCTCGCGCTGCAGGATAAGCCAGGACCATTGCCCGGACCGGGATGGGGGCAACTGACCACAAAAGGCCAGCGCGGCAAGCCTGGTGATCGCGGACCGCCAGGGCCGGAAGGCCGGGGCATCGCTGATGTGTCGATAAACGAAGCAGGGAACGCGCTGGTCGTCGAATTCACGGATGGTGTCCTGCGCTCGATCCCGCTGGTGACGCGATGAGCAACGCCTGGACGCTGACTGTCACGGCGCCTGCGTCCAATCTTCAGTTGCTCAGCGAGGAGGAACTCCGGATTGCGGCTGGGCTGCAGCCGGACGACACCACTCAGGATGCAGCACTGGCGATCAGAGGGTTGCAGGTCGCCGAGGCGCTGGCCGGTGCCTGCGGCATCGCGCGCGCCGGCTATGATCCATCCCTCGCGCCACTGAGGGGGCCGGCGCCGCTCACGCTCAAGGCGGAGACGCTGATCCAGAGCTTCCGCATCTGGCAGGGCTATCAGAGCCCCAAGCTGCTGCTCGCCCGCTGGCCCGCGCTGGAAGTCCTCTCGGTGACCGTGGATGAGACGGCGCTGGTGATCGATGACTGGGTGCTCGACATTCCCGGCGCGTCCCTGACCCGCGTGTACGGCAATGGGACGCTGTCCTGGCCCTACGGTCGGGTGTCCGTCGAATTCGACGCCGGCTGGGATGTCGTGCCGGAAGGGCTCAAAGGCTACGCCGCTCGCATGGTGAACCTGTATCACTCCAGCGCAGGCGCAGATCCGTCCGAACGGCGCGTCGAGATTCCTGGCGTCATTACGCTGGAGCGGTGGGTCGATACGGCCTCTACCGACAGCCTCGTGCCCGAGGACATTATGGCCGGGCTCGAGCGCGACGGCTATCGCAGGGTGCTCGCGGCATGACGCTGGCGAGTAGGTCTCAGGCGCTCTATCGGGAAAATCTGCACGAGTCAGTCGGCATCCGTCGCATCACCGGCACAGGCGAGAGCCGGGTCGACATCACCTACGCGACGGTCGGCCGCGTCTTCAAGGGTCAGCGCAAGGAGTTGACCGGCGGCTTCGCGCAGCAGGATTTGACCGCGATCATCTATGCGCCGGATCTGTTCGCCGCGGGCCTGCCGTCCGATGTCGTCATCGGTGATTTTCTCATCGACCAGGGCGGGATCGAGCATTCGATCTACGAGGTGCAGGCGCGCCGCGTCGAGGGCGTGCTCGTCGCCTATGAACTCACTGCGCGGGCCTAGTTGACATGGCAGTATCGACGCGCGTCCAGCCGATCGGCCGCGAGTTCGAACTATTCATGGCGGAAAATCTGGGGCCGAAGGCGCGCTCTGCAATGCTCGCAGAGTATGCGGCCGAGGTCATCGGGGAAGCCGCACAGCAGAATAAAAAAGCGCTCGGTCGTGCTCCTCCGATGGAAATTTTCGTCGATGGGCGCGAGGGCGCGCCACTCGCCAGTGTCAAACCAGAGGGCACGATCCGCGCTGAATTCCAGTTGGTGAACGAGGTGCTCGCCTGGATCAATACGCAATTGCAGATGCACTCGCCGGTGCTGACCGGGCGCTATGCAAAAACACACGAACTGTTTGCAGACGGTGTCGACACCGAGAATCCGAACGCCGCGCCGCCCGCTGAAGAATACGTGTTCCTGAACATCCAGCCCTACGCACGCAAGATCGAGCGCGGGCTGTCCCCGCAGGCGCCGGACGGCGTCTATGAAGCGGTGGCTGTGCTGGCGCAGCGGAGGTTCGGCAATGTCGCGAAGATCAGGTTCTCATATCGAACAGCGATTGGCGGCGAGATCATCGGCGGCAAGGTCGGTGATCGATCCAAACTGCGCAATCCTGCGATCATTGTAAGTCTGCGCTGACATGCCATCCGCCGCGGTCGAGGCTGCCTTCCAGGCGCGGTACTACGATCAAACGTTAAACGACCCCCCGCTCTTTTCGGCGATCGTATCGGGCCAGCCGGTCAATACGCTCAGTGCGTTTGTGATCCTCCAGTATCCGGTGGTGAACGGCAGCAAGCCGGTGCTGGGGCGGCACTACTTTGAGGAAGGCGCGGCAAGGTTTGTCCTCAACGTTCGCCGCAGCGTCGAGATGGCAACTGCGCTTGGCCTGGCCGACGACCTGGCCGCGATTTTCCGTGATTGCAAATTCTACGACATCGAGACGTTCACACCATCGGCGCCGATGATCAACGATATCTCAAATGACGGCAACTGGCTCACGCTCAGTGTGATCGTCCCGTATCGCTATCAGTTCACTGACTGAAACTTAACCCCTAACCAAGTTCGAACGCCCGCCAGCGCCCCTGGCGGGTTTTTCTTTTCCCGCTGCAGGGGCGGCAGCTTCCGGTGCGTCGCGAGACGGCCCATTCTCAAAGGAGATGCGCCATGCCCGGCGACATCCAAACCACATCTGGAAGTAAATTCTACATCAGCACGACTGCAGCAGCGTCGACGGTAGACGATGTTGCTGGATACGAGGCTCTGACTTTTACGGAGGTCGAGGAGATCGAGGATCTCGGCAACATCGGCGACGTATCGACCGAGGTTACCGGAGCGGCGATCGGCGACAGCCGCATTCGCAAGGCCAAGGGTGCGCGCAACGCTGGCACAATGAATGTGATCTGCTTCGATACGGTGCCGCTCGATGCTGGGCAAACGGCATTGATCGCGGCCGAAAAGACCTACGATAACTATGCCTTCAAAATCGAATTTCCGCCGCCGCTCACGGGCACGGCCGAGATTCAGTATTTTCGCGGGCTGGTGATGTCGAACGAGCTCCGCCTCGGCACCAACGATAACATCCGGAGGCGAGCTTATAATATCGGCGTCAACAGCGCGGTGACGATCGATCCCGCCACGCCGGGCGTCCTCATGACACGCGGCGAAGGCGGCAGCACGACCGCGACGCCCCAGGAAAAGAGGGTGCCTGCAGCGGCGACCGCTTAGCGCGAAATCGCAGCAACACGACAGACGGGCGGCAGCAATGCCGCCCTTTTTCTTTTGGCTCAACGGGAGATGAAGGTTTCATGAAATTAAGCGACCGCAAGATTGATCTCAAGAAGCGCGAGGAGGGCGCGTGGGTATCGGACATTCCAGAAATGATGGATCTGGAGCTGAAGGTTCGCGGCAGTGGCAATCGGGACTGGGCACGGATGGAACAGAAGCTCATTGCCGCCGTCCCGCGCCAGCGCAGGGTCAACGGGCTCGAGCCGGAAGATCGGCTGCGCATCAATTCCATTCTCGTGCGCGAGTGTTCACTCCTTGACTGGCGCGGCATCGAGAACGGCACAGGTGAGCCTCTGCCGTATTCGAAGGAAGCCGCCAACGAGTATCTGTCCAACCCGCAATACGAGGCATTCGTCTGGGCGTGTGTGTGGGCCGCCAACGTTGTCGCCGAGCAGGGTCAGGCCGAGCTTGAGGACGACGTAAAAAACTGATCAACGCCCTGCGATGGCAGCATCAGTGGGGCGGTCAGATCAAGCATTGGGAATTCATGGCCGAGCGCGGACGGGAAGCGCCAAAAGCATTCTACGATCGTCCCGAGATCGAACCGCACCTGACCTGGCTCTGGAATGCATTCTGGGAGTTGGGCACCGAGCGCCAACTCGGAATGGCGATCGGTCCTATCCCTGGGTCGAAGATCCGCGAATACCTGCGTGACGAAATGGAATTGACCGGCGCGGACTACGATCGCGCGAAAGCGATCATCCGCAAAGCCGACGATGCCTACTGTGGAATGCTGAACGCCCGCAAGGGCGAAGAGCCGGTACGATCCGACGCTGCCAAGGTGACGGATGCTGAAGGCGTGAAGCGCGTCATGCGCGGACTGACCAAGCGGAGGACGACATGAACGGCAACGTCGTCTTCAAAACGATCACCGTCAGGGGTACCTCCGAGGGCCTCGACAAGGTTACGGCTGATCTCCAAAAGCTCGCGGCTGCGCACAAGGACGTTTCGATCGCTGCGGAGGATTCGAGCAGGCGCACACTATCGCTTGAAGCGGCCTGGAAGCG